GTAGCATCTTTATTAAGTACTAATGTAGCTTCTGTAGCTCGCTTTACAACTTTCTTGTCAAGCAGTTCTGAGTTTTGTATCTGCGATAATTCTTGAATGTCGCCTTCTATTTCGTAAATTGTATGATGGTAATCAGTTTCAACCATGTCTTTTGGATCAAGTACTGTTTTGCGAATTAACTGTGGTAGCTCAAATTCGTGCCAAGTCCATCCCCACGACGTTGGGTCGATTAGTAGATACCCCGTTGTAACTTCGTTTCTATGGAAAGAAGTAGTCATTGGGCTACCTGGATATACAATATTACGTTGTGTATTTGAATGACTATGTAAGTCTCCTGCAAATACTACAGGGAAATCAGCTAGTAAGTCTAGATCTATCTCTGGTTTTACATGTGGTGGTATCTCTCCACGAACATGCGTAAACAAAGGCTTTGACTTGTCTAGTGAATCAAAGATATTCTTCTTGTGAATATCAGCATAAGGTAGAATACTAAAGTCGCTATAGTGAGTAGTTACAGTAACAATACTTACTAGAGGGTTAAGAGCTTCTGTCACGCTTCGTAGCTGATCAAAGAAAGTTTTGTTTTTCTTTGTAGCTTCGTGATTACCATCAAATATAATGGTCTTTACTTTTACACCCTTAACAAACTCAAAGTATAATTCTAACTCTTCCATATTAGGAAGGCGATCAAATAGATCACCTCCGATAATATGTAAATCAACTTTACTCTCCAGCTTATGAACTTGTTCGTAGAATAAAGCATAACGTTTGTATGCCCACTCTCTTGGTACGTTCTTCTGACCTAACTTAATGTGCCAGTCGGCTGTGAATAAAATCATATTAGTCTACTTTAAATTCGTCTTCAATTGATTCGTCGATTTCGTTAGCAGTTGCACCGTGGATACGGTCTAACAACTCTTTCTGAGCGTCTGGTGTAGGACGAGGCATTACATCATCCATAGACTTTAGGTTACTTACTAACTCTAACTCGTCTGCATCTAACGCACGTGGCTTACATTTTAATGCTTGTAATTGATACTCTACGTTGTATGCTAGTGGTCCAGTTTTGACACGCTTGAAGCATACATCCCAACCAGTTTCTACGTCAGTAGGGTCGCCTAAATCTTCAGCAGCAGTTAAGATCTGCTCCCATAATTTTTTCTATAAGTACAGTGAAGGCGACAACAAAATCCGTTTATGTGGTGACGTTTTAGCTCGCTACGTATACTGGGTAACTGGTGAAAACGATAAGAACATTCCACTAGAGTGTTTATCATTTGATCGAAACCAAGAGCGTTTCAACAATCAAGAAAAAGATTGGGTTCGTGAGTTTTACCCTGACCTTAAATGTGGTTGGTCATACGCAATGCAATGTATTCACAACGGTGAAGTAAAAGTAGTTAACTTGAAGAAAAAATTATGGGAACAGATTCTAACTGCTGCTGAAGATTTAGGCGACCCTACAGACCCAGATACTGGATGGGATGTTTGCTTCAAGCGCGTTAAAACCGGACCTCTAGCATACAATGTTGAGTATCAATTACAGGCATTAAAATGTAAACCACGCGCATTAGATGCAGAAGAGCAAGAGTTAGTTGCTAGTCTAAAATCTATGGATGATGTTATGCCTCGTCCTACACCAGATGCACAAAAAGAGTTGTTAGACCGTATTCACGGTGCTACAGCAAATGAGATCGACGAGTCTATTGAAGACGAATTTAAAGTAGACTAATATGATCTTATTTACCGCAGATTGGCACATTAAGTTGGGGCAGAAAAATGTCCCTAAAGAATGGGCTTACAAACGATACGCACTGTTCTACGAACAAGTACGTGAGTTAGAAAGTAAAGTTGATTTGCATATAATTGGTGGCGATCTTTTTGATCGTCTTCCCAATATGGAAGAATTAGAGTTGTATTTCGATTTTGTTCGTGATGTAACCGTAGAGACTATTATCTTTGACGGAAACCATGAAGCAACTAAAAAGAACAAAACGTTCTTTGATCAGTTACGAAACGTTACTACAGCTCTAAATCCTCTAGTTAAAGTTGTTACCTCTACTACAGAGTATGAT